TTTTTAACCACAGATTTGATTATTGCATTGATATCATACTGATAATGCGCCCAGATAATTGCTTTACCTTCAACATCTTCAAGCACGTCCATCAGTTCAGTAATTCTGTTATTTTCAATAGGCTGAGTTGCTCCATTATCATCTGTAAAATGACCACAAGTAATTTGTTGAAGTCTCATTAATTGAGTCAAAGAATTTTTAGTGCTAGATACTTTACCTTCTAATATAGCTAATGCTTGTTTTTTCATTTGATCATACAATTTACGTTGGTCTGGTGTCAATGTAATTTGGCGTTTAATAAATATTTTATCTGGTAAATCTAAACACTCATCTTTTAATACTCTGTAAGAAAATGTTTTTAATTGAACAGCTAACTCATCTAAATTTTTATAACTATCTACAACTTGAATAGATCTTCCATGCATATGTAATGTTTTCATTTCTGCATATCTATTTCTAAAAGCATAATAAGAACTAAAGTCTAAATGAAACGGATCTAAAAAATAACATTGACTAAATAGATCAAGTGGATTTTTAGTTACAGGAGATCCTGTCATTATTCTTCTATACTTAGCTTCCTTAGCTAGAGATAAAATACTTTTTGTACGTTTAGCACTAGGGTTTTTAATAGTAGTAGATTCATCAATAGCCATCATAGTATTGTGACAAGACATAAATTTTTTAGCAAAAGTTTTACCTTTGTCTGTACTAAAAGCTTCCACATTCATTATAATAATATGTAATCCTTCACCTTCAGAAAATAAACTATCTAAACCTTCTTGTTGTTTTTTAGTTATATTTGGTTGCCACAAAATAGTCACATTCTCTATATGACTAGGCAAGTGAGTTGGTAATTCATTACTATACCAAGTTCCAACAACACCTTTTGGTGCAATAATTAACGCACCATTAACTTTACCTTTGTCATAAAGCATAGCTAAATTGTCTATTAATACTTTTGTTTTACCTGTACCCATTTCCATAAAATAGGCATAAGTTTCTTTGTTCCATGACTTTTCTAATGCAGTCAATTGGTGTGCGTAAGGCTTAGTTTTAAATTTATAGTTCATAATTTTTCTTCTTTCTACTTGACAAGATAACAACTCATACCTATATTGTCAAGTATGAAAGAAAATAAAGTTTACGTGATACAAGAAATTGCTGGTACTGCTGAAGGCAGACCTAAAATAAATATTATGGGCGCATCAGAATATGGTAAGTTCATTTTTTTATTACCGGAACTTTCTCAAATAATATTTTCTCCTGGTCCATTAATTTTTAAACTTAGAAAAGCTTTAAAAGATTTTACATCAGAAGATCATTTATTATTAACTGGAGATCCTGCAATTATTGGTGTAGCATGTTCTATAGTTTCTGACATGACTAATGGTAAATACAATTTACTAAAATGGGATAAGCAAGAAAGAAAATATTATCCTATTGAAATTAACTTATATGAAAGAGGAAAGATAGATGAGTAATATAGACTTTGAAAGTGATCAAACAAAGATGTTAGGTAAGACTGAAAACATTCAGTCATTAGCTGACCAAGTAGACAAATTAAATGAACTACAAAAAAGAATAGAACTACAAGAAGATAATTTAAAAAATTCTAAAAAACAATTTGAATATTTATCTGCAGAAGTAATTCCGACTATGATGGCCGAGATGGGTTTATCTCATCTTAAACTTATGGATGGATCTTCAGTAGATGTAAAACCAAATTACAGCGCAAACATTACAATTGCAAATAAAGATGCTGCGTTTCAATGGCTTCGGGACAACGGATTAGGAGATATTATTAAGAATGAGATCTCGGTATCTTTTGGTCGTAACGAGGATAACAAGGCGGCAGATTATGCTGTCCTTGCATCAGAGCGTGGGTATCAACCAACACAAAAGTTGAAGGTTGAGCCCATGACTCTCAAAGCGCTAGTTCGAGAGCGAATAGAAAACGGCAAAGATATGCCTATCGAACTTTTCAACGTATTCGTTGGAAATAAAACAACAATAAAAAGGAAACAATAAACATGAACGATATAGTTAAAAAACAAGAAGCAGGCGCGTTAGCAACAAATATGTTTGAAGCTGATGCAGACAAAGGCTCTCAAAACATGGGGCAAGACGATCTTGCATTACCATTTTTGAAAGTGTTAGGACAATTATCTCCTGAAGTTAACAAAAGAGATGGGAAATATGTTGAAGGTGCAGAACCAGGCATGATTCTTAACTCAGTCACAAACGAAGTGTTTGATGGCACTAAAGGAGTCGATGTGTTGCCAGTATTTTATGAAAGAAAATATGTAGAATGGGCAGACAGAGGAGACAGTAGAGGCGCACCAGTTGCGATCCATAATGCTGAAAGTGATATTGTAAGTACTACAACTAGGGATAAGTCTTTTAAAGATAGACTTCCTAATGGTAACTACTTAGAAAACACTGCAAATCATTTTGTAATTGTTTTGGGTAAATCACCACAATCAGCTTTGCTTTCCATGAAAGCTACTCAATTAAAAGTTAGTAGAAAATGGAACTCAATAATGATGGGGATTAAACTTCAAGGTAAAAATGGTTTATTTACACCGCCAACTTACAGCCACATTTACAATTTAAAAACTGTTCAAATGTCAAATGACAAAGGAACATGGTTTGGTTGGGATGTATCTAAAGTTGGACCTATTGAAGATAAATCAATTTACGAAAGTGCAAAAAGCTTTGCTGAAAAAGTTGGCAAAGGTGCTGTACAAGTAAAACCGGAACAACAAGAAACAGCTAAGAAAACAATCAATTTATAATTCCTAGGAACTGGGCGAGCAAGGGAGACTAAGCTCGCCTGGAAAATATTATGGTTGATGATATAAAATTAAATAATGGACCTACGACATACGAGGATTGGTATAATCTTAATTATATTTTAGTCCCGTGTGATGGTAGCAGAGCTATATCTAAAGGATGGCAGTCTAAAGATTTTATATTATCGAAAGAAGAGTGGAAAAGTAAATATTTAGACAGAAGTTTAGGATTAAGATTAGATAGTTTAGTTGATTTTGATATAGACAATCCTAAAGCAAAAGAATTTGCAAAATTATGGTTAGGGAAATGTGATGCTATTTTTGGAAGAGATCATAATCCATCTAGTCATTACTTATGGAAACATACATTATCAAAACAAAAATTTGAATTACCAAGCGACCTTACAAGATATGTTGAATTTGCTTCACACGGAAACTGTTTATGTGAAATAAGAAGTGGAGAATCTCAATACAGTATAGTTCCAGGTTCATTACATAGTAAACATGTTGAATATGTGAGGTGGGAAAAGTATGAAGGTTTTAACGAATATGTAGGAGACTTAAATAAAATATTAAGAAAGATAGCATTAGCTACTGCTCTTTCTCTTTTGTATGCAGTTAAAGGACAAAGAGATGAATATTGCACAGCAATAGCAGGCGTTTTAATTAAACAAACTGATTGGGACGATGCGGAAATAAATGATTTTATTTATCAAATTGCAGAAATTTCTAATGATGATGAAGCAGAAAGTAGAAAAAATAAAGGTACTAGCACTAGAAACTCTAAAAGACAATTTGGAATGCCTAAGATTGCAGAAATTTTAGAATGTAAAAAACAATCTGTAGCTCATATATTTGGTTGGATTGGTGCAGAAGACAAAGCTCTTGCTGAAGTAAAAGAAATTGCAGATGAATCTATAGGCGACATAGTACAGTATGGATCTAATAGATACAAAATAGATGTCAAAGGAGTCTTACAGGGCAAATCATTTAAAAAAACAATTATTGTAGATGGTCAAACGTTAATGAATCAAAAAACGTTTTATGATGCTGTTATTTCTCAAGCACAAGTTTGGATTCCAAAAATGACACCTAAACAATTTGAAGAAATTATGCAGATAAAATTTTCATCTAGAACTCAATCAGATGATTGGGATGACGAAGCAGATAACAGTTTAATATTTAAAAAATATTTTAGTAATTACATTAATAAAGTTAAGGCATTTACTCACAAAAAAGAATTAGCTAATTATCAAATGCCCTACTTTAATCAAAAGAAAAATTTCTTAGAATTTAATTTAAATAACTTTGAAGACTATTTACAAAGTCAAAAAATAAATATGGAACGTGTAGATCTTGTATTAAAAATGCAAACTATTCTTAACGCTAAAAAACATAGGGGTAAATATCTTGGCAAATCATGTGTGTCTTGGAAAATTGAAAGTCCAGATCTTTTAACTGAGGATATAGTTATAGAAGGAGAATATCATGAAGAAGGGGAAGGAGGGTTGATTGAATCATTCGAAACAGATAGAGCCTAGATTTATTGCCGGTCCTCCAGGGACAGGTAAGACTCATAAATACATAACAAAGTTATATGAAGAATTGTTATCTAAATATAGTTATGAAAAAATACTTATATTATCACACACTAACGTAGCAGCTGAGCAAATTTTAGAAGCAATTATAAAGTTGCCACAAATGAATCAAATTACTAAAAAAGATTTAAGAGAAACTATAGGAACTATACACCATTACTGTAAAAACAGACCGTCTTTGTTAGGTAAATTAACTAAAACAAAATTAGAAGACCATCAAAATTTAATTCAAGCTGATAGACGTTTTGGATTAGATGGTAACCCCGACATTGATAAACATAATCTTTATAGATTTAGATCAGACGCTAAAGGAAGAGGACTGTCATATGATGAATATTGGAGACTGTGTGATCAAGATTCATACAAACCTTATAATGTACAAGTAATGAAAGAATTATTTGAAACTTATAAAGAGTATAAAAATTTTAATAACAAAGAAGATTTTACAGATATGATCGAAAGATTTATAGATCCGAGTGTTAAAGCTCCTGATGTAGATGCTGTTATCATAGATGAGTGTCAAGACAGTAACATTCCACAAACTGAAGCTATTGAAAAAATGGCTACTAATGTAAAAGAAGGACATTTTTATTTGATTGGTGATGCTGATCAAACATTATTTGAGTACGCAGGATCAAATCCAGATTACTTTCATAAGTTAGCTTCTAAACCTTATCATGAATTAGATGAAGGTTTAAGATGTAGTGAAGCTATTAATACAAAATGTAAAACAATTATTATGCCAGTGTGGGACAAATGGACCTCACATAGAATTTGGACTCCTGCTAAATACAGAGAAGAACATGGCTTAGGACATATAGGTGAAACTATAAAAGGACAAGGTTATCGTTTACCTTATTTAGAAAGAGGCTCTACTCATTTAGATATTCTATTAAATAAAATAAAAAATAATCCTAATCAAACTTTTTTGTTTACTTACAGAGGTAAGCCAAGTGATGGCCGTGTTACTAGATTTTTATCTGGACAAGGCTTAGAGTATAGTATGGTTAGTGCAGATCCTAAACCTCACGCTTCTAAAAAAGAAATAAACTCACATTACGTTTGGCCAGACTTTGTCAAAGGTAAACCTATGGATCTTAAACAGATCAAAGCTTTTTGGAAATACATGGGAAGTAAAGTTATACCTAATGGTAAAGGTAAATATGATTTTAAAAATTGGATAGAAAAAGAATATACAGTTGACGAATTAATTAACTTAAAATTATTAAAACCAGACTGTAAACAATATATAGATTTTGATTTAATTCGTGTACCTAGTGAAATATCAGGTGGTGCAGAAAAATTACAATATATAAAACGAGTTATAGCTAAGGGATTTGGATTTAATAACGACACACCTAATCAAATATTTTATGGCAACATACATCAAGTAAAAGGTTTAACTTTTGATAATGTTATTGTGGACCATACTATGACTAGAAGAGAAGACTTTCACACACAATTAAGATTAGCATATACAGCATACAGCCGAGGAGTTTTCGATTACTGGGAACTTGCATCAACAACCAAAAGAATATTAGGAGTAAGATCAGCATGAGCAAACCATATGACAAACAAATAGGTGGATCACATTACCAAAAATATAAAATACAACCAAGTAAATTTGTAATAGAGAACGAATTGCTTTACCCTGAAGGATGTGCTATAAAATATATTGTAAGACACAGGGACAAAGGAAAGAAGCAAGACTTAGAAAAAGCAATTCATTTTATAGAAATGATAATAGAAAGGGATTATAAATAATGTGTACCATTCCACAATTAAGTGAGCTAGACTTAACAGACATTGATACAGTTGCAATTGACTTAGAAACATACGATCCTAATTTAAAAACAAAAGGTCTTGGTGCAATTAGATCTGATGGGGGCAGAATACCTAAAGAAGGTTTTGTAACCGGCATAGCAATTGCAAGTAAGAAACAAACTTTGTATTTTCCTATTGCTCATCACATGACAGACAATTTAAATACTAAAGAAACTTGGGATTACTTGAACGAAAAACTGTTTAAAAACAAGGACATACGTAAGGTATTTCATAATGCAATGTATGATGTATGTTGGATCAGAGCATCTACTGGTGAGATGCTACAAGGAGAATTACTTGACACTATGATTGCAGCTTCTGTTATTGATGAAACTAGAATGAAATATTCGTTAGACTCTATTAGTAAAGATTATTTAAAAGAATCTAAATATAAATATGATATGGCTACAAAAGTTTTAGAGTGGTCTAAAGGCACGATCAAAGATCCAATGACAAGCATGCATAAACTACCATACTACTTGGTAAAAGATTATGCAGAACAAGATGTTAACTTAACATTAAAGTTGTGGAATATATTTGAAAAAAAATTAGACGAAGTATTATACACGGACCACGGAACAAAACAAAGTAAAACATGTCGAAACATATTTGAATTAGAAACTAAATTATTTCCTTGTCTAGTTGACATGAAGTTTAAGGGAGTTAAGATAGATGTCCAAAAAGCTAAGGCATTTGGTAAACGTTTAAAGAAAACAAAACAAAACATAATTGACTTTATTGAACGAAAGACAGGAGTAAAAATAGAAATCTGGGCTGCATCTTCAATTAAAAAATTATTAGATCAACAAAAAATTACTGACTACAACACAACTCCTAAGTCAGGACTACCACAATTACCAAAAGATTATTTAAATACACATAAGAATAGATTTTTACGTTTAATTGTAAAAGCTAGAAACTTTGATAAGACAGAAAATACTTTTATTGAAGGCCTGTTAGGTTTTGTACACAAAGGTAGAATACATGCAGATATTAATCAGATTAGATCTGATGATGGTGGAACTGTAACTGGTAGATTTTCAATGAGTAACCCTAACTTACAACAAATACCTGCTAGAGGTTTTATAGGTAAGAAAATGAGAGAGTTATTTATACCTGACGATGGGTGTACTTGGGGATCGTTTGATTACTCACAACAAGAACCTAGGATAGTAGTACACTACGCATTAAAAATATATTTAGACAAAGAACCGAAAGCAGATGAAGAACAATTACCGCTTAACTTAATAGAAAGTTTAGAGAAGATAGAAGAAGCATACAAGGATCCAGACAAAGACGTAGACTTTCACCAAGCTGTAGCAGACATGGCTCAGATATCACGGACCATGGCCAAGACTATTAACCTGGGACTCTTTTATGGTATGGGTAAAATAAAGTTAGCAAAAGAATTAAATTTAACTAGAGAAAAAGCTAATGAATTATTTAATATGTATCACAGCAATGCACCATTTGTTAGAAGACTGTCACAAGATTTAATACAGTTTGCTGAAGATAATAAGTTATTATTTACATTAAAAGATAGGTTTTGCAGATTTAATAAATGGGAAACACAAGATAGACAATGGGACAGAAAGTTAAATAGATTTACTCCTGTGCCAATTTTAACTAAAGAAGACGCTCACACAGCTTACAAGGCTAAAATAACTGAGCTATATGAAGAAGAAAAAATACCTAAAAATTATATGGATCACTTCACAAAACATTACAAACCTGCGTTTACATACAAAGCTTTGAATAGATTAATTCAAGGTGGAGCAGCTGACATGACTAAACAAGCTATGGTAAATTTATATGCTGAAGGTATTTTACCGCAGATACAAATTCATGATGAGTTGTGTCTATCAATAGAAGATGATAACATTGCAAAAAAAGTAAAAATAATAATGGAGACAGCTGTTCCGCTTAAGATTCCTAACAAAGTTAATTACAAAAAAGGTCTTAATTGGGGCAATATAAAAAGTTAATTTATGGCTTACTTAAATGCAAATATACCTGTACAATACGCACAAATAAAAAGGGAGTATTTATATGATCTTAAAAAACATAAAGGTGAAGTTGAAGACTGTATTATCTTTGGCATCACGTCACTCACAGGCCGTGCAATCTTATTCCATGCCATTATGGAAAACGGTGCAGTCTTTTATCGTTTACCCATATCGGCTTTTATTCAACGTGGTTTTCAACCGGAAACTGTTCCATTACAGAGACTTGATGAACTACAATTGTGGAATAGTTTTTCTTATTACCCTGCTATTACTAGTTGGGATCTTTTAACAGCCTCGTCAGGTAAATACATTGGTAAAGATAAAAAATGGCATCATGGTAAATATTTATTTACCGTTGACTGGGGACACCCAGATGCTAATATACTAAATTCTGATCATTCAGAAATTCCGCACGAACATAAGTGCGCTCACATAATTGCGTTAGACAACGGCAACTATGCGGCTCAGCCAAACAATAGATGTATATGGGACCTACCTTCATTCACAGTTAAGGACAGTACTCCTGACTGGAAAGTTCAGACTTCTGAATGGAACGTAGAAGACACAGGACAATGGAGAACAGAAGACACCGACAATTTCTTTTATGAAATCGAGGAAAAAAAATGAGGAATATAAATTATGAACATTGCAGAACTATTCAAAAAGAATTTTGTATTAGTACCGGTTATAGCATCTGTGCTGTTCGGGACGTTCACTGGCGTTAAGTATATTGTTAATCTAACAGACACAATTAATTCTAATCAAACTCAAATAGTAAATCTTCAAAGAGATCTAACTGTAGCTCAAGAAAAGCTTACAGATCAAAACACAAGACTAACTTCTGCGGAATCTACGTGGCAGATGGCAGAGAATCTTTATCGACAGCTCGCCGATGAAGTACGGGAGCATAGCTACGATATTAAGGATTTAAATAGGTAATGTATGGAGGTTCTCAGGATGGATTACAAATTTACTGCACTATTAATTATAATGTTAACACTACTAGCTTTGTTTGGTGGACCTGCACATAGTAGAAATGAATATCTTAATAATGGAGCTAACACTTGTAACACAGGTTCGTTTGATATTTCTGTAGAACAAAGAGATAGAGATACAGACTACATAAATAATGGAAGCAGCACTCATGAAAATGAAGAACAAAATGTAAAATTAACTTACAGACATTGGTTGGGTTCAGCATGTACTGATGAATTTAAAAAAGTACAGCAAGAAAACATGGAACTCAAGCAACAATTAGAGTTAATGAAAATGTGTGGTAGAGTTAA